ATAATCAACAAACATTGCTTTTACAGGTTTTTTTAACATAACCGCATTTAGATAAGCTCTAATCTGATTTATTGTTTGCCCTCCACGATCCGAAATGATAAGCCGATTCTCAACAGAAACAATTAAATCTGAAATAGCGGTCTTCCAATCAGGTTTCAAATTACCGCGTTCAATAGCATCTAAAGGTATCTGTAACTCACCTGCAACAACACGATTCAACAAACTATTCTTATCCATCTCTAATGAGAAAAACAGCACATCATCGTTACGAGCTATCTCCCAAGCAAGTTGCAATCCAACCACAGTTTTACCTACACCAGGTCTAGCACCCACAACATAAAGCCCAGACTGCTTTAAACCAACAATCAAATTATTTAGTTTGCTAAAACAAGTAGGCAAAATACGTTTTGGATTCAAAATTTCACTCAACATCATCTGCAAATCCCAACGCAAATCAGGTAACTCAAGTGCTTCAACAATCTTCAACTTATCTAACTTAGATCTAACCGCATCAATCTTTTCCTGAACATCCACAGAATCATCTGCCTGTAACTGCAACGCTAAAGCCTGCAACTGCCTTTCAACGCTCTGACCTAAAACCCTAGAAGCATAATAATGAAGGTTCTGCGGATAAACAGACAAAACAACAGCATCACAAACACGCGACCTAACAACCTGCTCTTTCATCTCTGCAACCACAGTAAAAACATCAAAAAACTTGTTTCTTTCAAACTGCTTCAACATAACATCGTAAGCCTGAGCAAACCAAGGCGCATCAAAATCGTCACTAGACAAAGATAACTCATTCAAACCCCTGCCCTGATTACTTAGCAAACTACCAATAACAAGCTCTTCAAAATCAGGTTTCATCAGTTCATCCCTTCAGACTGCGAAGCAGCAAACTTGCTCAAATACGCCCACCAACGATCAAGCCTCACCTTATCGGTGTAAGCAGAAGACGATTCATAACTAGAAGCAAACATTTGAAGTAAATCATAAACCTTCAACGGAGGTAAAACAGAAACATCACAAGATCTCAAATGCAATTTGCCAAACATAGTCGCATCAAAAACAACAATTTCTTCCTTAATATTTAATTCTGTTTCATTTATGTTTAGGGGGGTGAATTTGCGGGGGTATTCTCCGTGAGATTCGGGGGGTATTTCCTGCGAGTTTCGGGGTGAGTTTCGGGGCGAAATTAGGGGGATATTGTTTGGGTCATAATCTAAACCTTTTAGCAAAATAAAGTAGCGGTTAGCTCTTTTAGAGTAACTTGAACCCTTATCCCACGACAATTCACCTAAAGCTTTTAGACGTTTCAGCGATCTATCAACAGTATCAACATTGCATCTTAGAAGATTTGCTAACGTTTCTTTAGTCGCATACATTCCCGCAGGTTGCCGAAATTTTACTAACGCTAAAAGTAAAAGTAAATCATTACCTTGAGCTTTACTGTATTTCCAAATAACTTCATAATCTTCAAATTTAAATCTTTTATTCAATTTGTTCTTTTTCTGTTTAGTTTTTGAGCTTCAACTAAAGTCCAGAAAAGGTCTTCATCAGGAATAGTTTTAGATTCAGGTTGAACAATATGTTTATTATTTACGCAGTCTTTATAGCCGCAAATTCTGTTTCCAGGTCTAAATAGATCTCCTACCGCATTGATAGGATTCCAGTTTTCATCTAGTTCGCCTTGATGGGGTTGGCAGTGGATTCTTCCTAATGCAGGATGATTCCACATTATTTGTCTTATTGGCACTGCGCGGCAATCTGAACATTCTTTCCAGTCATCTCTGCCACGTTGTTTTCTTCTAGTCCAAACTTCATAAGTAATTATTTGCCCGCATTGTTCACAAAAAATGTAGCTCGTTTCAAAGGCAGGTGTTTTAGGTTCAGCCATCAGATAAAACTCTAAGTTGTTCTTGAACATCTTCAGGGTCAGCATCTTCAACTGCACCACATTCTTCACAAACATTTTTTGTAGGCAGATTAGGCATATTCATTTGTAAAACCCAAGTATGAAATTCGCATCCCATTATTTATGCACCTACTTCTACAAAACGATTATGCAAACTGTTTTCAAAATCATAATCGTTGTTGTCAACAAAAATAAAACTTGCTAATGAAACTAGCTCTATTCCATCTTCAACTGCGAAAGCACCATTTGAAGATCTCATATCAGTCATTCCATCAAAAGTTTCGCCAGCATACTTATCAACTAAATCGCGGACTCGCTTTGCAGGAATAAGATTTGAATTGTAACTAACACGAACACATCTATCCGACCTAACTGAAAATTTGATTTCAGGAAAGTTTGTTTTTAGATCTTTGCGGATGAGCTTTGCTATTTCGGCTGCTGATACATACTTTTTCATTTTTTGTCCTTTTGTCCTATTAGGCGTTATTACCTAATAACTTGAACATACAAGATTTTTAAGGTTTTAGGCAGTGTTTCACAAAAGTTTCTAATAAATTATTAATAACAGAAATACCCTAGTTTTCTAGGGTTTTAGACAAGAAATAAAGCTTGTTATTCTGTTCAATGAGCCTAGACAGGGTTTTAGCCCGCAAAATAGGGTCAGAATTTAGCAAAATTGCTAGTTCTGCTAATTCATCAATGTTAGCTTCTAAAAGGCTAATCGCCTGCTTTACCTGTATTGATTCCATCAGCCTTACCTTTAATTGCTTCCAGAATAGCAGTTGCGGCTTTACCTTGCTTTGCTTCTAAATAAAGGCTTCTTAAGCCTTCAAGATCGTGAATGTTCTCTAAAGCAGCCAACCAATTTTTTGACGGGGAAATACCTTTAGCAACTTTAGTCATTTCTTCCCTAGTTGCTCTTTTATCGCCTGAATAGTTTGCGTTAGCAAGTGCACGCCCAATTGCACTAGTTTCGCATACTTCTAAAGCGGATGTCTTTTGCGCCATACCTGCACCATCAATTTCAAAAGCTAAACCTGTTGCTTTAGGAAGATTATTTTTTTGGTCTTCCGCATTTAAATAAATATACGCCTGAACAACCCAAGTGCTTATAGCTCTATCAGTAGCAGTAGTAATGTTGCGCGTAATAATTCTGCCATCCGCGTTGTCTTTATAGAATCTCACAATTCTTTCGGCAACTGTTTCGTATTCAGCTAAGTTAAATTGAGCCATTATTTTTTCTTCCTATCTAATTTGATGATTGTGTAGGCAGTAATCCAAAACAAAGGCACAAGAATCAAACCAGTAACGATTAGTAATCCTGTGTAGTAAGGCAATTCAATGGTCATTAGTTTTTTCCTTTTTTAATTGTTAGATAAGGCAAACCGCCAGATCTTTGTGAAAGTGTTGCAACAACAATGCCTTCAACAGTGCCATTTTTAGCACCATTTAGGGCTTCAATAGTTCTTGACTTCATTTCACGCAAATGCGTTTCAACTTTATCAAAATCTATTTGAGCATTTACCAACTCTATTCCTAAAGTGCCTAAGTCTTCATCACGTGCTTCCAAGTCTGGTGCTAAAGCTCTAGTGGTTTCATAAGTTGATTCAGATCCATCCCAGTCAGGTTGTTTATCCGCAAAAATTCGAACCCTAAAATCTAGGACACGCGCGAGAATAACATCAAACTCAAAGTCATCCCATAAAACTTCATATTCTTTGTATCTTCCCGCATTAACTACCGCAAAGACCGAACGCTTAATATTGAAAACCCACATATACCAAAAAACTTGCGCCCGATAATGTTCAGGGACAAAATCCCAATAAGTTGCAGTATGTTTTATTTCAAGAATGTAGGCGTTACCTATTTCATCAAAACAAATGCCATCAGGGTTAGCGTGCGCCCAAGAATAGTCTTTATGCGCATAAGTGCCAACTTCAATAACCTTATGATCAGGATGTGTTTCAGCGTAAAGTTGCCTAATCGCAGGTTCAACAAGTTGCCCTAAACGCATAGCAGTATTACCAATAATTTGGTCTGGTAGTTTCTTAGTTTTTTGCGCCCATAAAGTTACTGCAGATGTGAAAGGTGATAAACCTAAAATAGCTCCAATTTCACTACCTGAGATAACACCTAGTTCATCTCTAAGGGCGTGCCATTCTTTGCTACCTGATTCAAAGTTTCCTAAGAATTGTGCGTTTTCGGTAATAATGGTTTCAGTCATAGGTAGAGTTTAGTTATGACCACCGACAAATTTACATTAGATCGCATAACTTTAGATCTTCACGAAGCCATCATTGATTTAGGGGGCGTTGAATGCGAACAAGTCCCTGAAATCTTTTTTCCTGAAGACTATTCGGCATCAGGTCAAACCAGTATTAGGGTTATGGCAGTTGAAACTGCTAGGGAAATTTGTATGCGCTGCCCTGTTATAGCCAAATGCCTAAAAGTTGGTATGTACGAGGATTTTGGTATTTGGGGCGGCACTACACCTGAACAACGTAGAAAACTAAAAAAGGTTTCTGAGCTTTAGTCATCATCTTTGCGTAAAGGGTAAGTAATAAACCATATTCCTACACTTACAAGAATGCAATAACCGATAACAGTTTTTGCTGTCCCTTCTAGGACAATCCAAGCAATAAACATACCTAGTAAAGTCCAGATTTGATTAACTACATCTTTTAAAAAATTCATTCTTTATTCCTTTTTGTTGTTGAACCCGATCCATTAGCCGAAGCAACTGCTTGACTTGTAGAAAATTGCGATATTTGAGTTAGCACTACTGCCGCAACTAATTCTTGTTTTGCTTTTGCCCGAACTTCTGGGGACATATCTGCCCCAACATTTCCGACAAAGTTTAAAGCGTTAGTTAGTGCGACTATGGAAGCACCTAAAACAGGAATATTGGCTATTTCTTCAGGTATTTTCACATCATCGGCTTGAGCTTCTTCCAGCAAAGTATCAAGCAAAATCTGGTGCGCTTCTTCAGGTGTAGGCACAACAGGTTCAACAATAGGCAAATCAGGCTCTAAAGGCTCAATAACAGGCTCAACAACAGGTTCAGGGGTAGATATA